TCGACGCGCCTTCCAATCAAGGTTATCCTCCGCAGAGGGCCTCGGTTGAACTAAGCTTAGTCTTTGGTGTGTGGGAGTAGCTCAGGGCGTCCCCTGAGTGAGCCGTATGATTGCTCTTAAAGGCCCCCACCCTATAGGGATACCGCCTTATCGGTGCGGTCCTTAACAGGGTGGGAGCTAATAGGAGAAATCACTTGATTGAACGGTTGTGGCTTGCAGTTGTGATTTGCAAGTTCTTCTTGGAATTGTTGGTGGCATTGCCATCCTTGTGGTGGATGTCCTTGCCCTTGAGGGCAGCCTTACCGTGCTTCTTGATTGCCATGCGACGGGCCTTGTTGCGAGCCACGCGCTTCTTCACCTGCTCAGGGCGAGCTTGGTATTTGCGGTCGTAGTCCGTGTAGACCCGCCCCGAGGGTGCAGCCATGGGGGCCTCCTGTTACAGAATGTTGGAACGTGCGAGCTTGTCCTGAACACGCTGGCGGAAGGCCGGGTCCTCCATGTAGCGTGGGTCGCCCATGTCACGCATCATCTCGGCGGTGCTCTCATAGGCACCCACAGAGTTCGCCGCACGGTTCCCCGAGATGGTCCGCGAGGGCTCCATGCCGTTGGTCGAGACATACTGAGCGCGGAGACCTTCGATAGCCAGCTTGATCTGGGCAGCGCTCCCACCCTCAAGCGTGGCGTTGAAGGCGTCGATGCTCTCATCGTCAAGGGCATCAGCGGCCCACGAGATCATGTCGTTGTAGGCTTCCTCACCGCCGACAGCTTCGAAGACCTCGTTCTGTAGCATCACCTGCTGGGCCTCGGCCCCGGCAATGAACTGATCGACAAGGTGCTGGGGGATACCAGCCTCTTCGAGGGCCTGATAGGCCTCGGCGGAAAGCTCACCGTTCTCGGCGTATTCCTGAGCGAAGGCGTCGTAGTCCAGACCAGCCTGATCGAGCGCCTCAGCGGCTTCCTGAGCGCCCTCCTCGGTGCTCCCTTGGCCCAGCTTGCTCTCAAGCTCACTGTAGGCCTTCGCGAGGTCTTCGGGGGACTTGAACTTCTCAGGGAGCCACTCGGGGCGATCCCCGGTTTCCCCATCGGAGGGCAGGCTGTCGTCGGGCTTCTTGTTCGCCTCGGCCTCTTGGGCAGCCGCCTGCTCTTCGAGGGTGGGCCCTGCGTTCTCCTTCGAGGTGTCGATGGTTACGCTTTCGACCATTTACTGGCCTCCTGTCTGTGACGCTTCTCGCAGCGCCTGTGCGCCTTCCTTGGCGACAGGACCAACGGCAGGCTTTGCCATTTCCATCATCTGCTGCTGCATCTGTTGCTGTTGAGCGGCCTCTTGTTCAGCCGCGAGTTGCTCTGCATCCTTCACCAGACCATCGAGATCGATCCCGAGGGAGGTGCCGATGCGGGTGATGTAGTCCCCGACGTTCATATACTGAGACAGCACTTCCGGCCCCAGAGGCATGAGAGCCTTGAGGAACATGTCATACTTGTTCAGATCGTGGCCCCTGCCGAGTGCTTCCAAGCCGGTCGTGATGACAGGCTGGGTGACACCTTCGGGGAGCTTCGGGAGCTTCTTGGCGGTCGTCATGCGGGCGATCACACGCTGCACGTAGGGAAGCTGATACTCCTGCGAGAGGATCGAATAGACACCCCCGAGGGCATCTTCGAGTTCCCCGGCCATGTAGCGGACTTCCTCGGCGGTCACCCGTTCACCCTGACGCTGGATCGCGGAGTTCATCAGGAAGGCGTAGGCCAACCTCTCCGTGATCGTGGACATGGTGTTCATGGCGACCTGCATGTCGGCCTGCTTCTGGACCTGTAGGGTGGTCACATCGGCATCCCGGCCAGCCACAGCGGCACCGTTGGGAGCCTGAGTGATATCCTTGGCACGGGTGGTCCCGTTGGGGTTCACGAGGAACAGCACACGGGCAGCCGCAGCGGAGCCTTCGAGGATGGCCTTGGAGAGCCCCTCGATTGCCTTGAGGTCACCGAAGTATTCCTCGACGTAGCCCCGACCGTAGTCCTCACCGTCGATGGTGGTCCACCTGAGGGCGATGAAGGGGGACTTGTCCTTAGGCCACTTGCCCTCGGAGCCTTTGACCCGCTGACCCATCACCTCTTGGTAGCTGGTGTATTGCTTACCTTCGAGGATGACCTTGGTGTAGATCGCAACCTCTTTGGACAGATCGATCTGGCCGTTCTCCTTGATCTGCTCCCTGATCATCTCTTGGATGTCTTCGGGCAGGGAGCCGTAGGAGAGTTCTTCCTTGATGATGATCTCCAGCACGGTCCCCTGAGGATCACGCACGACCACGTAGTTCTCCAGCGAGTGGACACGGGTCTTGCCTTCCTTCGGGACTTGCAGGAGGACGTTGCCGCCGACGATCAGGTGCTTGAGAGCCTCGAAGTGACCTGCGCGGTCACCCGTGTTCTCGATCTCCTGCATCACGGCACGTTCGTATTTGTTGAGAGCCTCGTCCACCTTGGCACGGGCACCCTCCTCTTGCGCCAGTTCCTGAGCCGTGAAGTCGTCCACGCGCATGGCGAAGAACGGACTGTTCGGCGGGAACAGCGATAGGAGTAGCTTCGAGGCGAGGTTGTTCACGCCGCGAGCCCCGATCCCTTGGTAGGGCGTCTTGAAGGAGGTGCTCTTGGTATGACCGGTCTCAGGGAACAGGGTAGGGATGGTGAGCTTTGCACACTCCCGCGCCCGTTCCAAGAAGACCTCACGCTTGTCTGAGGCGAGCTTGTCATACCGTTGAGCACAGGTATTCTGATGCTCGCTCATGGTATCCTCGTGTTAGTTCTTCGGCATCGAGCCGAGGGATGCGGACTTCGCGCCCTTCTTGTCGATCTTGTATTTCGAGACACCATCCCGCTTGCTCTTGGTCTGGCTCCGACGCTCAGACCGGGTGGGAGCCTCCTGCTCAAGCGTCATCGGGGCCTGAGGCGGCGGCGGGGGCGGTGGGGGAGCCTTGGGGCTGCTGCTGCACATGCGCCTCTCCTATTCGTTGCTGTAGATGGTTTCGTTCTGCTCCTCGTAGAGAGCCCTCAGGTGCCTCACGACACCCACGGCACCCACCTGTGCCCATAGGTCTCTCTCGGAGATGTTCATGGGAGGTAGGACATCAGGGTAGATGGTCTCAAGATACTCTATGAGGTGTCTTTCAATGACTGGGAGTTTACTCAAGGTAAGTGTTCCTCCTATTTATCCAACCGAATTCAAATCATCGAATGTGTGGCCGAAGTAAGCGATGTCGTCTGCCCATATTTCTTCAACCAGTTCAAGGGCTTCCGGGGTGTAGTAGTCCCGGTAGTCCCTGCCCTTCTTGTAGACACCGACGTTGCGCTTCGGAAGCTCGATCTCGGGCAGCCCAGCGGCCTCACAGAACCCCTTCCAATCCTCCTCAAGGTTCTCGAAGGTCAGGATGTGGTTGCAGTAGTTGGCCCAGAAGAGTTGCTGCCGGGCGAACAGTTTGTGCGCCGGGCGTCCTCCCTTCCGCATGGTCGTGAGGAACCCGTAGAACCCCTGCTTGCCATTGTGCATCCTCGTGCAGTGGGTCCAGATCGACACCGCGCGGCTGTAGGTGTTCCGCACGGTGCAAGCTTGGAGCGGCTTGAGTTGAGCCTTGAGGCCCCTCAGGCCGGGGGTCATGTGTTGGGCTGCCAGCTTCTCCCCGTGCTTGCCCCCGACGAGCGCCGCATCGACACTCGTGGAGCCCGTCTTGGGGACTTGCAGGAACAGCCAAGTCTTACCTTGTATCATCGGTCAGGGCCTTCCATGCGATGGGGAACAGGGGTTCGATCAGGTCGCCGATCTCACGGGCGATCTGCTGGGTCTCGCGCTGGGTATGACTGTCGGTCCTGAGCTTCCACATGTTCGCGAAGGACACGAGGTTACCCGTCCAATACCACTCGGTATACATCGACTGCGGGAGGACCATGCGGGCCAGTTCTGCACATACGCCTTCATCCACCATCTCCTGATAGACAAGCAGGGCCTTCTCACAGACCTCTTGGTTCTGTCTGACCCATTCGGAGTGGAACGGGGCAGGCTCATCGCTCGACCCTTGCTTCACGTTGTCCGCAGCCTTGCGCCAGACTTCCGGCTCGTAGAACTCAGGCTCGTCCTTGACATACCGCCGGGACACCTCGTTCCACACCATGCCCACCTGATGCTTCCCGAGTTGCCTCGCGACGAACAGGGGGGCCTTGACGTGAACCGTGATGGCCGTGTGGGCGAAGGGGGTCCAGTGCTTGTGCCGGGCGAGGTAGGAGATCAGCTTGGCGTCACGTTCGGAGAGTTTCCAGTAAAATATTTCCCCGTCATGGCGACCACCAGCACACCACTCTTCTACGTGGTGGTCTTCCTCCGTCCCA